ATAATTTAAAATACAAAGAAAATGGGAGAAAATTTTAATTATGATTTTCGGACACCGCTACAGAAGCAGCAGGACGAAAGAAAGAAGAACATCATAGCGATGTTTGCAGATTTCCGAGCAAAAGCACCTGCCGAGACCTCAGACAGCAGAATTATGCTCGCAGTATCACAGCGTGTTGGTTGCACCCAGCAAAACGTGCGTGTTATCCTCATCAAGGCTGGATTGATAACACCAAAGAAGAGACGTGCAGCCGTGCGCAAATAATCAAGTGGAACCATTAAACATTCAGAGCGTATGAAGAAGTTTATCGAGATTATCACAAGTGACGAAGTATTATCCCTGGCATTTGCCATCGTATTAGTAACTTTAATCTTTTGGAGGGCTTAGTTATGACGAACGAAGAACCAAATGTATCAGACGCAGGCAGATACACCATGACAGAAACCTGCAAGGTGCTGGGCATCCATCGCAACACCCTGCGCAGATGGTTGCAGGCTGGTAAGATTAAGGTCAAGTTCCGCAGAATCGACAACCGCAAGGTCTTCGAGGGCAGCGAGATTAAAAAAGTCTGGAGGATTGCCCTATGATGAATGCCTACGAAAAAGCGAAGCAGCTGACCGCCAAGTGGGAGCAGGAGCGAAAGGACAACAAACGACTGGCAACCATGAAGGAAGCGGAAAGGCGCATTCAGGTAAGGGAGTTCGACAATATGCTTTGCCTGTCACTGGACGGAATACCGGTACTCCCGATGAGCGAGTTCAACAAGCAGACGCTTGCGGACGCACGTCTGACATTCTTTAACTATTTAATCAGACGGTAAGACATGAAACCAAAAATTATTGAGGAGTGCAGGAAGGCAATGTACGATGCCGTTTGGCTGGAGATAGACCGTGATCCACAGCGACCAGCGGTTGCAAGGGTAGACATTAAAACCAAGGCAGGCGACATTTCAGTCTGGTGCGACAGAACCGGGAACACCGCGGTCGTTTCGCACAAGAATAGCAACAACGACAGCGAGCGGCTGGAGGAAGCCATCGAGGGCTGCGTTAACTATCAGGACGTGATGGACGACTGGCTGGAAGAGAACAGCCAATACGCAGAGCGAGACCCGATGGACACCTTCGAGGAAAGCAGGCTCGACAGCCTTATGGCTCAACTGGTTTGACCACATAAGTTTTTGCTTAGTTTATATGCTGAAACCCTGCAGCGGCAGGGCAAAGGGCGCGCGCTAAACTCATTTCAAAGGTTATCTAATTAGTTGTTTTTACCATGTAATATGCGGAAACTACAGCGTGCGCCCTGCAACGGAAGGGCATCCCTCGGCAGCTGGCAAGGGTGGTGTAGCAATCAACTGGGGTTCGAATCCCCAGCCTTCCACTAGAGTTAATGAACAATAAGTTGAACAATAAAAAGAACGAATTATGGAAAATGAAATTATTCAAGTGAGCGGTGGCGAAATGCTGGAAGCTATCAACCGCTCGGAGATTGACGGACAGATTGCCACAGCGCACAAGTTCCCTCGAGACATCATGCAATGCAAGAAGAACATGATAGCACTGGCAGCGATGGACGATGATGTGGCATACAACTGCTTCTACCACCTTGAGCGCACTAGCAAGGACGGAAAAACTACTGTTATCGAGGGTCCTAGTGTTAGGTTCACGGAAATCATTTCTGCCTGCTGGCAGAACCTGCGCATCGCTGGCCGCATCATCGCAAACGATGGCAAGACCATCACGGCACAAGGCGTATGCCATGATCTAGAGAGCAACGTTGCCTACTCTATCGAAGTGAAGCGCAGCATTCTGACATCGAAAGGTTACACATTCTCGCAGGATATGCAGGTGGTGGTTGGCAATGCGGCAGTTGCTATTGCTCAACGCAACGCAATATGCAAGGTCGTGCCGCAGGTATTGATTGCAAGCGTAGTGAAGGAAGTGCAGGCAAAGGCACTGGAACACATCAAGCAGACTGGCGTACAGAGCCAGTGGAAGAGCTGTGTAGCCTGCTTTCAAGCCTATCAGGTAACAGACCTTATGCTTCTTGACTACATCGGGAAGAAGTCAGCCGAGGAAGTTACGGCAGAGGACATTCAGAAGCTGGGTGGTGTGTACAACGCCATCAAAGAAGGTACGACCACAGTAGAGGAGACCTTCAAGAAGCCAAAGCAGCAGGATGCCATCGCACAGCAGGCGCAGGCAGCAGCCGATGATGCCAAGAACAAGGCGCAGAAGGCAATGAACCGCAGCCAAGGCAAGACTGGCACAGCAGCGAAAAAGTAGTTTAGTTTATAATGTTATAGCGTTTCCCAATTAGCCGCAGGGCAACCTTCAGGGTGGGAACCTGACCAGATTATAGGGAACCTGCGGCAACTATTAAACATTCAGTAAAAAATTATGGCAGAAAAAGAAAAACAATCAGAACACAAGAGCACCATCGACAAGTGCTTTAGCAGAACCGCAGATGGTTTCAAGGCATGGGCAGAGGAAGACGAGGAAGAAAGAAACTATCTGCTTGTTGCAATAGAGCCGACTGGAGATGTAGACGAAGACGGAAACCAAAGTTACGATTTACATATTTCCTACCACGGTAAAGCCAATTCCCTCGCAAGCGGAATTGGTCAAACAATGCAAAAGGAGGAATTCCTTCGCACAATCGTTCTTACAGCAGCTAGAAAATTCTTTTTTGATAAATAAAAAAACATTCAGACAATGAAACAGATTATTAAGTACAAAAGCAGAGAGGAGTGGTTGCAGAACCGCTCAAAGGGAATAGGCGCATCAGAGGCAGGCACAGTACTGGGACTGAACCCATGGGAAACACCATATCAGCTGTGGAGACGCAAGAAGGGCATCGACCCACCAAAGGTGGAGAACTTTGCGATGGTTGCAGGACACCTGCTGGAGGATGCCGTGGCGCAGTTCTACAAGCGAGAGAGCCACTGCCACATCATCAAGGCATCGACTGACGACTACACCATCACGAACACCGATACTCCGTATCTGAGGGTAAGTCCAGACCGCACCTTCTGGAGAACCGGGGCAACGCACAACGAAGCGAGCAAGAGCATCCTCGAGTGCAAGACAACGCAGATGCAGATAGATGCAGACGACCTTCCGAAGCATTGGTTCTGCCAGCTTCAGATGAACCTCGGAGTGGGCGAATACAAGGATGGAGCACTTGCCTGGCTGACAGCAGGCAGGGAGTTCGGCTACCGTGACATCGATTTCGACCCCGAATTCTTCGGATGGATGAGGGACGAGATTACCAAGTTCTGGCTTGACTACATCGTGGGCAACCAAGAGCCGCCAGCCTACAGCGCACAAGACGTTCTTTTGAAGTCACCACTGCACAAGGCAGGAAAGGAGATTGAAGCCACAGCCGAAATCGGGGACATGCTTATCGAGTTGAAGGACATCAAGGAGAAGGGCAAGGCACTGGAGAACCGACAGAAGGAGATTGAGGACAACTTGAAGCTGTTCTTCGGGGACGCAGAGAGCATCGTGGACGGAAACGGCAAGACGCTGGCAACGTGGAAAGCACCGAAGGCAAGCGAGAAGTTCGATACCAAGGCTTTTCAGACAGACCATCCCGAGGAATGCGCTGCCTACATCAAGCAGGTGCAGGGAGCACGAAGATTGCTCATTAAGTAAAGGCAGGGCTTATGGATGTTCCTATATCAAAAACCGACCTAAGGAATATAATTTCCCAACTGGAGAATTATATTTCCCTAGGTGGGAAAGTGACAGCACCGACCGACACAAGCCAGCGGAACAAAATCCGGATGGCTACAGTCTTAAAACGGAAGCTGGAGAAGAAACTATCATTATCATAATAAAACATCATGAACGATTCATTCATCTTATACACATCATACTACGCTCTTATCGAGGGGCTGACCGATGAGCAACTCGGGCAACTGACGAGAGCGATATTTCTCTACGCAAGGGATGGAAAGACTATTAGTCTCGAACCAGTCGTGCGTATGGCTTTTGCTTTTATCAAAGACAATATCGAGCGCAATCAAGACAAGTATCAAGCCAAGTGCGAGAAAAACAGACAGATTGCACTTGAAAGAGAAAGAAAAAAGCGAGAGGCAAGAGAAAAAGCAGGGGACACGAACGTGCACGAACGTACACGAACGTGCGAAAATAACACGAACGTGCACGAACGTACACGAACGTGCGAAAATAACACGAACGTGCACGAACGTTCACCTTATGATAATGATAATGATAATGATAATGATAATGATAATGATGTTTCTAAAGAAACAAATATATTAGAACCTTCTAAAGAAGCTTCTATGCAAAGTTTTTCCGAGAAAAACGTTTGCGCTGCAGAAGAACCGCAAAAAAGTTCTGAGAAGAAGAAATCCAAGAAAGGCGAAATCGACTACGCAGCCATTAAGGACTACTGGAACGAGCAGCACGACAAGACCAACAGCGCAATGCGAAGGCTGACGCTGATGACGGACAACCGCAAGGAGGCAATCAGAGGAAGGCTCAAAGACTGCAAGGGAGATATTTCCAAGATTTACCTAGCCATCGACAAGGCTATGGCTAGCGACTATCTGAACGCAGGGCATTCCTGGGCATCATACGACTGGGTAATGACAAGGAAGTATTTCCCGAAGGTGCTGGAGGGCAACTACGACAACACCAAGCCAGCCGCAAGCCAGCAGCCGCAATCGGCAGCAGCCAAGGCGCAGGATCCAGCGGCAACGGCAAGACCGAGCATCGGGGAACTCTACGAGCAAGCCAAGCACCAGCAGCCAGCGAGCCAGCAGAGCCAAGACAGCAAGTTCCGGTGGGTAATCCAGCAGAACCTTGAAGACTTGAAGAAGAACCCGAACAACAAGCCTGCCAAGGATTCGCTGACAAGATACTACGAACGTGGAGTTCTGCAGCGGCTGGGCATCGACTGGAAGCCCGAAAAATAACGGATGAGGGCAAAAATAGCCGCTCTGGGACGTTTTCACGCTTCGGGCGGTAAATTATAAGGCAAACAGATTTTAAACACTTAAAACAAAAGAATTATGGCAGAATACAATAATCAGAGCATTGATATCGACCTAGAGGAAATGTTCAACGGTCTATCAGATGAAGACCAAGAGGAATTTTTGGTCGACATGTTCCAAAACTTATCAGTCGAAGAAACCAGAAAGAATGTTGTAAAAGACAATATCTGGTATTTAGATGCTGACTCAACTATCGAAATCATTGAGGATGCATTCAATACGTTGAACAGTTCAAGTAGACAAGAAGCAGCAGAGCGCATCGCAGACGCACTGACATCTGAGCAGCGTGAGGCACTTGCCGAGTACATCAAGGAGGGATAGATATGGAAAAAGAAGTAATTGTAATTAATGAACCGAACGAAATAGCCAAGGATTTCGAGGAAGGTACGCTTCTGAATGTAGAAGGCAAGGTTCTCAGAGTTAAGAATGATACTCGTAATGAAAGTGGCTGCAATGTGTGTGCCCTTGATGCCGAGGAGCTTGGCGAGTATTGCGCTTGTGCATTTTGCGCCGAGTGTCACTTTATAGAGATTGAAAGCCATGAATGAGTTGTTTTTCCACGAATGCAGAGCCGCTGGTCTTGTCTTCAAGACCTCGGATGATTGGTTCAAGTGGCTGACCGAAAACAGCTACGACATTAAGAAGCCAGTCGCAGAGCACGAAGGCTTCCAGTTCAATATCAAGGATGAGTGCATCAATCCGAACGTAATCGAGTATGTCGTAGAGGATGTAGACAACTTGGGATGGAAGGTAATGACCGCCAACACACAGTTCGGCTGGATATGGGGCTACAGCATACAGAAGGGAAAGCATGGGTACGACAGCCCGGTAGCCTACCCGAGCAGATACGACACTCTCAGCATCTTCTACGGTAATGAGAAGGAAGCGGAGCACGATGCCCTGACCTGCATCATCAGAGACCTCGAGAAGAATGCTGGAACCAAGAACACCAACCTCCTTCTCTTGGCGGCAAAGAAGAAGCGTGCAGACATCGTTCATCCACAGATGGAACTTTTTAAATAGCGAAAAGATATGGTTAGACAACAGATAGGCTTTTTGATGATCGTATTAGCTGCTACGATTGGAGTAATTGCATTATCAGCAATTACAGACACTATCCGGCAGTGGAAGACGCTGGACAAGGAAGGAAAGATTGGCGGCTGCGTAATGGTTGCGTTGCTCCTATGGGCGACAATCACGACAGCGGCTCTCGGTATTTTATTATAA